CTGCGCCTGCTGTTTTTCCTGCAGGGCAGTAACACGATTATCAATGGCCTGTTTCAGCTTTTTATCCGGATGCACGTCCACGATGGAAGCATCCAGGACTTCAATGCCGTATTTTTTATGAAAATCTTTGTTAAGATATTCCGTGATAGCGTTATTCAGCTCAGATCTGTTTCCGGAATAGATGTCCATCATTGAATAATCGGTTGTAACCTCAGAAATCTTTGACTTCAAAACAGTTTTGACACGGTTTTCGATAATATCTTCCCCGTCCATTCCCTTGAAACGTTTGTATGTATCAATCACTGTATCTGGATCGTATCGGTAACTCATCTGGAAAGATACTGTAATGCTGGCATCGTCTGATGTGGCTACTTTGAAAGAATCATCCTCTTTACTGCCATCCCTTTTGTCCTTTGTGAGAACGAGGATCTCATTGCTGGTACTGAATTCTTTTACTTTGTTCATCGGTGCGATAAAATGCATTCCCGTGGTGAGTACTGTGTCCTGTACTCCATCTTTATAGTTGTAGACGATACCAACTTTACCTGTGCCGATAAAATCCATTCTTGATACAGTGTATCCTCCGCCAAGAACTGCTACTGCTGCCACGATTCCGATAATAATCTTACTTTTCATTTTTGTTCTCCTTTTCTTTGATAGCTTCTTTTACTTTGTTATATGTTTCATCTTCAATCTCGAATTTCTTCTGCTGCCGCCTGATCGACAGGATCACTCTGCTTCCAATCCAGGCCAGCACCAGGGCTGCGATTCCGAACACCATACCGGAACCAAGAAATATTACCCACATTGTTCTCACCTCCTCTGTGGCCATTCTTTTCCCGTTTTCTTATCTCTCAGGCCCATGATTTCCAGTCCATGGAGCCCCGCCACAGCATTTAAGGCGCAGCTGACATTATAGATGTATGTCGGCATCCGGCCTGCTGCCTGGACTGCCTTACCAGCTGTCGGATCTGGATAACCTTCATTGTTCTTGTAGCTCATTTCACACCTTCTTTCATTTCCGCAAGTCTTTCTTCTGCATCCTCTCGGCTAGAAAATATGATTTGCTTGACTTTACCAGCCTTTATGTAGTGAATCGTGTTTCCTGTCAAATACAGATAGTGTATCTCCTGCCAGTCTTCTGGAGGAAGATTTGATGTACCTGGGCAGTGCTGGTACAGGATGCAGTTACTGCAGGTTCCATCTTCACTGGCCGGCTGGCTTCTACAGAACTGGATCAGTGTGTTGTATGCTGCCAGTGCCAGCTCTGGAGTAATGTCCAACTTCTTTTCATGTTTCTTCATTCTGGGTTTCTCTGCCTTCCGATACCGGTCACAGTGGTCTCCGTCTTCTACAAGGATTCCTTTACGATCACAAAGACCATCGTCGTTATCGATACAGTTTTTGCATGTCTTCATACCTTTCCTCCTTACGATATCCTGATTGCTCTGTTTACCCGGCGCTGGCCTTTTGGCCTGGGTGTGAAAATCTCTTTTTCTTTACATTCCATCGGACTGCAGCCCCTTGGGTGACCTGTGATCAAAAGATATTCGCAGAACCTGGAACCAGTCGTGTTTGTGTCTCCGCCTCTGGAAAAATACAGGCATTTCTCGCAATGTTTCTTTTTGTTATGATTAATCTCTCTTTCTGTCAGTTCTGACCATTTCTTCATCATTCTCTCCTGACGGACCTAAAAAGTTTCGTCCGAACACTTCCATAAATTTTGCGTGATCATATCTCTTTTCAAATTCTCTCTGTGCCATGCGCTGCATCTCATGCCGGATCCGGGCGTTGTTGTGTACAGCCTCCGGGCCGTAGATGTGATGATCATTGCACAGGTATACTTTCAGACCATATTCCTCGGAGTTCTTCCGGTTTGGTCCTCCGAACACATGATGCTCATCAAGGATCCTGTGTTCATTCCAGTTATCGTGAAGCGCAACACAGAGATAGCAGGTCCGGCTGCTCTTGTCATGCAGGATGCTGGCTGGATGGCGCATTCTCTTTTTCTTACTTTTTTGTTTTGGAAATAACATTTCTGCCCCTTCCCGGGGAGGTCAGGGCCTCCCCTTATGTAGTTGTGATATATTTGGATTTTCAAAAACACCCTTTACTCAATCCATGGACGTCCTTTTTTGTCCACTTTTCCACGCAGCCATTCTTCCCAGAAGCTGATCTCTCGTAACCTGGAGAATGGTATGCTTCCAAAGGTCCGCATTGCTGCTGCCACGTAATCCGCCCAGCCGTATAATGTGAGCGTTTCAAGATATTCTTTCCGGGTTATTGCTTTTTCCGGAATAGCTTCCGGAATAGTTTCATTGTTTTCCGGTACTGGGTCGGACTTCTGTTCTTCTTTATGGATCCCCGGTACAGAATCTTCTGGTTTCTTCGGGATATCTGGTTCTTGCACCGGTTCCGGCATATATTCCGGATGCTGATCGATACTGTCCTGTCCAGGAATCTGTTCTTCCTGTTGCGCCGGCGCAATCTCTGGTTTTTCCATCACCTTCTCCGCCGAAATATCCCCATGTACATTCCCGATGTTTTTACCGCTATGCTCTGGCATTTTCGGTTCCACAGGTTCTTCCTGCTTCTGGGCTGTTGTTCCCTCGTCCGGCAGTACCCCGAAGCATTTCTCCCAGGTATGGGCCCCTGCATCGTACTCATCGAACAGGCTATGCACAACATCGAGGAAATATCGATATGTGATATCCACCGGCGTCTCTCCGAACACCTTGACCATGATCCCTTTTGTTTCCTCGTAAAACATCAGATACACAGTGCCTTTCCGGTAACTCCTGCTGCCGGACGGGCTGATCATCTCTGCCAGGTCTTTTGGTTCCATAATTGAGCTGTACACTGCGTTGAGGATATCTTTATTCTCCCTGCAAAACTCCTGTATCGTTGCTTTCAGCTTTTCTTCCGGGCTTTTTGCATCCTTCCAGTCAAGCAGCCGGGCCGGATCTGCTTCATTTTCTTTTTCAAACCTCTGGAATTCTCTGATATCCTCCCTTTTCACTTCCGGCGTGAACATCTGCCGGTCTGCTTCCTGGACCTGCAGGAGTTCGGTCAGCTGCGAGAACTTAAATTCCCGGTACTGTTCTTTCAATTCCGGTGTATCCCCATCTGTAGAATATGTTTCATATACGTTCATAAAACGGCTTACACCGGTCCTGGTCATTCCATATTCTGCGGCCGCAAATTCGGCTATGCTGCTGTATCCGTCATTTTTATAAGCACCTGACCGGTCGATCCTCGTCAGCTGCCATCCGATCCGGACAAAACTCTTTACGATACCCCCAAGATTATTTTTGATGTCATTTTTACTCTGGATGTATTCATCCATGCTCAGCTGTACATATTCCATGCTTTCCTCCTTATGCGGTCACTGACTTTATCTGATCTTTTTCCTTTAATGCTTTTATGTATCTTCTCAGATGCCTTTCTATCCTGATTTCATCTGGCTTTGTATCCCGGATCCCATACCACTGTAGGATCTTTGTCCCGCAGATCTCTATTGTGATATACGGTGTTTCCGGCGCTAACTTTGAACGCAGGAAAAGGATCGTGCTCCGGCCGGTGTTATGCTTATTCAGATAGCTGTCCCCGCCGACGCAATGATGGAGGATCCTTCCTTCTGCAACGATCTCTTCTGCTGATCTTGCCGGCCGTATCAGATAATCCTCGTCTTCGTAAATATATTGATTCCTCAGACCCCTGTAGTTCTTTCGGATGTCCGGATATTTTTCGCTAACTGCCTGTTCTCTCTTGCGGATCTCTTCCGCATTTGTCTCAATGACCATCTGGTCATGGGCAAGCCTCAGGTCTCTCGGAAAAAGGAAAATCTGGTTATGCAGGTCATACCCCCTCTGTATCCGCATATGCAGATAACCCACATAAGTGCGGGTTACGCCGCTTACAGCACCTGCTGCCCTTCCACACATGGGTTCCTGCATAGTATCCGGGATCCCGCATCCGGAATACTGCTCTATCCTGTGCATGAACTTTGCTACTGTGGTATATTTCAATATTTCTTCCAGATCGTTCTGCCGTACCTGGCTTTCCGCAAGGAATATGCTTTCCTGTACTGTCACGTGGAGTCCCATCCGTTTCTCCATCTGCCACACTTTCAGATAGTCAGGGTTTCCCTGCAAGGTCTTCAGGTCCCTGAGCCTTCTTTTATAGATTCCAAGAAAACATTCCGGCTTTATGGCATCCTTGTCTGCTATGATCCCGCAGTAGCCCTCTACTATGGATTCCGCTATATGATGTAATCCCATTTTCACAAACATCTCTATCTGCGGCCATTGGATATATCTTTCGAGGTATTCTTTCAAGTTGTACATGGTCTTATGTTTTCCATACATCTCTGCTGCCGAATATCTCAGGAATGTGGTCCGGAGTTCTTTGTAGCTTTCCGGATATATCTTTGCTGCTTTGATCGAAATGTTGTTCATTCCGCACAAATTGCAGTCATCCCAGAATTCTCCGGAGTAAGAACTAAATTTATGATAATCTGTCTGTGGCCTTTTTCCTTTTTCCAGGTAAGTCCTTGCGATCTCAGTTATGATCATCTTTTCGCCTGCGCCTATCATGATCTCTTTTTCATCCAGGGAAGTATCCAGTCTGTATATTTTTTCTATCTCCACATATCTGATCACTGCTCCATCATCCTTATATCTCTGTGCAATAAAGCAGTTCATCCCATGCCCCCATACTCCTTTGGCCTTTCCCTGGGCTTTATACACCCCTGCAGCACCACAATGAGGGCACGTTCCCACCGAATCATGTTGCGGGACCGGGATTATCTTTTCAAACTGTCCCTCGTAGGTGTCTTTGCTTCTGACCGCTGCCTCCGTCACCTGTCCGCATGCAGAGCAGGTTATATCCGCATATCTTCCATGACGCTTGTAGTACAGGAAGTGTTCTGTTCCGATACCTGTTTTTTTCGCCCAGTCTTCCAGTCCTTTCGGAAGCGGCGGGGTGTTCTGTTCCCGTTCTTTAAGCCTGTCCGCACGTTTGTCTTCCCTTTTCTGGACTCTTTGCGCTTTGATGTTATAGATCAGGCTCTGCAGGGCACCTACCCAGGTGGTGTATTTCCGTTCCCACGTATCTCCAGTAAACTTCCACACCATATCTCCCTGGGACCTAGCCATATAACACTTGTTGTCTCTTTTTTTGCAGTTACTGCCAATCTTTTCCCTTTCTTCATCCAGACCTGCTGCCGACCAGACCCCTGCATCCGGATAATACAAGCCCCAGTCCTTCTGGGTAAACACCATCCGGATCCACGGGGTCTGCAGCTCCCGTTTTTTGTTTTCGTAAACTTCAACAAACAGATGGCTCTCTCCACGGAGATCCTGGAAAAATGCAACTGCTGTGTTACGATACTGTTTGTCTGCCCTGACACCGCCCCGGAATGGAATCTTTTCTATCTCCTTTTTCTTCATTTCCTGCTGCCTCCCAGATAGTAATCACGGATCAGTTTTTTTGCGGTACCCATGTCCGGATCTCCGAAGGTCACTTTTCCGGCGTTGACTCCTGCAGCCTTTATGATCTCCTTGTCCACAGGTACCTGGTTCTTAAAGGCATACTTCAAGATCTCTGCGATGCACTGCTTCAGGCTCTTTCCTTTCTTGCGGACCTGGTGTGCGACCATCTCATCCTCCATGCAGAGCCCACGGATATACTCCACCCAGTCATTCATCAGACCGGCCAGTTTCAGGGATCCGCATTCCACATCCAATTTCCCCATGGCGGCCGTCACAGCATCGCAAAGATACGGGATATCGCCGGACTGATACATCTCAACATAGTCTTCCGGGATGCCGTTCTCCTGCGCCATCACTTTCAGGTTCTGGATATCTCCTTCATTCAGCAGGTTCTCTGCAAGCTCGTTGATCTCCCTGCAGCTGCTCATCTCTCCAAATCTTTCGAACATTTACATCTTCTCCTTTCGTTTTTTCATAGCTTCCTGAAGCCAGTTTGAGTAACTATGCTTCCCGGCTTTTGCTGTTAATGTTAAGCGATGCTCTTCTATCAGCTCCCAGATCCTTTTCCAGAGTTCTGCGTTCCCAATCCTGGTGCCTCTGGCATCTTCCCAATTGGCTGCTGCCATTTCCGGAAGTTTCCGGATACGGGATACCACATAAACATCTTCTGTATGGACGCAGACATTGCTTGTCTTTCTGATCCGCGATAATGCTGCCACCAGATTTTGAAGGGTTGCACTATGGTATGTTCCAGAAATACATTGGAACCCTTCTGCTGTTTTAATTGCGCCGGCGCAAATCGTTTCCAGGATATATGCACATTTTCTCTCTGTATTCTTCTGGGCCTTGCTGTCTGCCTCCAGATATATGTCTACTTTCCACATGTCAATCCCTTCTATTCCCTGTTCTGACCAGTATGTAATGCCGGTATGCGTAGCCTGTCACCTTGTTTTTCCCATGTTTTACTGAACCAGGAACAATCGCCCATCCCTTTGGTGGTTTCGGATCTCTCGGTATCCCCTGCCTGTCCACCAAGCTCCGTTTTTTTATCTCTTCTTTCTCCGGATCCTTGCGGATCAGGTTTCTGGATGGGTGGTACCGTTTCAGGTCCTCTGGCTCATGTTCTTTCAACGGCTTGGTTATGTATTCTGCCAGTTCTCCGGAATCTACGTCATACACTCTCTTTGTCTGTGCATGGCCATGGTTCCATAACATTTCCACTAGAAGCCCTGCATCTGTCTCATTGTTTGATTTCCGGTTGACCAGGATATGTACGTGGGGTCCGCCCTGCTTTCCAATCTCCAGGCGGTATATGTACTTCAACTCCCATCCATATTTTTTATACTTGTCCCGGAGCTTTCGAATGAATTTTGACATATCTTTCTGCATCTGTTTCCAGGGCGGCCGTGAGCCTTTCTTGTACGTCAGCGTGAACCAGTAATCTCCTATTCCGAAATTCCATTTAATCAGACGGCGGACATCCCGTTCCCTTTTCCATTGGTTCTGTTTAGCGATCTCTTCCGGAGTGGCTTTTCTCCTCTTCTGTCTTTTCTGTCCCCTGGCTCCATATCTGCCCGTATGCTTTTCTTCAACTTCCCTGGTGTTCCCACAGTCCCAGATCCATCTTATATATCCACACCTCATAAGCAATCCTTGTCCTATCTCTAATACGTTTAATCAAGCCTGTAAGGGGATTCATACCCCAAAAATAAATACGGGCTTTTCACCCGTGCCGCTTGACTGTTCTCCTCCCAGATGCTATGATGATGTTGAACGTTTACATCTGGGATTTTTCCCTTTGCCAGCACACTGCTATGTGCTGGCATTTTTTATCTTCGTTTCTTATACCCCGTCCCGACCACGGCCACAAACGCCACCTGCCAGAACAATCCTACCATCAGGAGCATCTCTGCCGGGCTTCTCCACTGCCAGAACGGCAGATTTGCCACCGGGATGGCTATACACAGGGATATGATCGCATCTCGTTTCATTTCTTGCCTCTTTTCTTATGTTCTTCATCCACCAGAGGGCTGAGCTCTGCAAGTTCCTTCTCGATCTGGTTCAATTCCAGGCCATATTCCGGTTTCCAGTCCACTCCACTGTGGTTCAGGATCTGTGTCCGTCTGTTTACCAGCTCTATGTATCTGCTTACCTGCTGTGCTGTCATGTGTTCCTCCTTTATGCTGTCTTTTCGTAGTTCATTCCTTCCAGGGCTTCTTTTACACGCCGGAGGATCAACTCCGACGCTTCTTCTTTTGTGAGCTCTCTTTTTTCTCCGTTTACCTGGATTCTTGTGATAAATTCAATATCTTTCATGTTTATCACCTCTGTTATATCTTATGAATGTATTGATTTTTGTGTTTATAAAATTTTCACTACTTTGTCGAACGCTTTTTCTTGCAGTTTCGACGGTGCGCTCCTATTCTGTATAT